TAGGCCGTTGTGATGATCGGCTCACGCAAAGTGCGCTGACGATTTGCCATTGCCAGATCAAAGACATTTATGCCGTCTGAATCGCCGCCATCATTACCGCCGCCGCCGCCAGAAACAGGGGCAGACGGACCCGTGACCGGAGCAACATCCTGAATAAGCGCGCCAAACGGAGCCGCCGGCGCAGCGCCGGTAATCGGGTCGATAAAGGGTGATGTCATAGCCGCATACTGGCCGGGGCGTTCTGCGCGAAGCTGGTTCACCGCGCTCGCGTAGATCGGCTGCGAACTGTAACCGCGAATGCCACCATAGTCTTGCGGCTGCGGCATTCCGGTCACACTGCCGTAAACGCTCGGCATCCCAAACGCCTGAGCCGCCGCGTTGGTCCCCATGAAAGAGGCTTCCTGCATGGGCGTGAAAGCAGCAACATCAGGCCCGTAGTAGGGCACATAGCCGATCTGTGAAAGCACGTCGGCCCGTTGAATGTTTCGTTTCGCAGCCTCTTCAGCCCATGCAGGAATTTCGACGCGCGATGTGGTCGAACCGCCTTTGCCGCCGCTCATGTCAGATCCCTTTCTCCATGACCGTCATCACAGACGACCAACCATGTTTCGACAGCACCTTAGCCCACCCGTGGCGTCCCGCCATCGTCATCCCCGAGCACCCTTGTGCCCGTCCCCAAGATGCTGCGCTGTCCATCATGTCAAGCAACTGGTCCATTTCCCCGCCGGCCAGAAAAACGTGAAGCACCTTTTTTCTAGGATATACCACGATTTCAGTGACGGCGCACCCCCTTGCTGCGGGCCACAACTGCATACGGCCAGACAAGACTTCACACACAACATCGTCGAAAATATGCGTGCCGCCGCTGTACTGCAAAGCATCCTCGATCCATCCGCGGCATCGAGTCAGTTCATCAAACAGCGTCACGCGCGTATCCTTGTGATGGACAAAGATGCAGATGGCGTGCTTGGAGAAAACGCGGTGGCCGCGAATGCCTTGAGGTAGCTATCTGCCGAAGAGGATGTGGCCCAGTACGCCTCTAGATATTCCCCAGCACTGACACTGAAAATTGCCCCCTTTGTGACCGGTAATGTCTGGCCGTTGTTATGTGTGCTGCCTAACGTAGCGCCAGAAGCAACATCAACACCGTTCAACCTCGGCCAGAAGTAGAAATCAGATTGGGATGAGTTTGTGCTGTAGATCTGAGCCGTGAAGCTGAGATAATACAGCCCGCCCTCTTCAAAGATGATGCGGCTTTGGTTTGGCGATGCGCCGAGCGTGATGCCATCAGCATAACCCGCAGCAGGCGCGTCAAAGACGATGGCATACGCAGTGTCATCAGCGGCGGCCGTGATGTCTGCATCCTGCGACAAAAAGGCAAACCCGTTAGCAAGCACAAGTTGCCGCCATTCGCCATCCAGCGAGACGACGGGATACTTGTTCTCACGATCCCACAACAGGATGCCATCTTCCGACGCTGTGGTCTTTGCATCTTTGGCGGCAAGTTGATCGAGAGCGCGCCCCAGATAGCGGCGCATGTTTTCGCCCCACTGACGCCAGTCCGAGGTGATAGGTGGGACAATTCGACTCATCTAAGACCGCCAGCCACCGCGTCTACCCGCATGATGCCCACGCGCCAATCTGTTGCAGTATTGCCATCAACGCGCATCCTGACCTGCCGGCCGGTAAACCTGACGCTGGTCGGGTTAGCCATCGTGTAGGGGCCGTATGATCGCTCTGTCGATGTCGGATAAAACCTAGCTTTGAACGTCGCCGTCACGTCGCCCAGCGTTCGCTCGTCGGGCAACAACTGCCTTACGCTCATAACCTGATCGCCGGCGCCAAGCGAAATCGGGCCACTCTCGCAGAACGGAGATTGACCGCCGTAGCTATAGCCGACCTCATGCTCGTAGAGGATGCCGTCGGGGTCGATCCACATGGGCTGCGCGAACACGCCACGATCAACGCCGGCAGTGCGCTCGATGTTGCCCGTAGCCCATACGTTCTGAGCGAAGTCGTAGATCACATAGCGGTCACATTCAGTGCTAGCCTGACTTGGATAGAACCACCAAATCTCGCCCCAACGACTATTCACGACCGCGTGAACCTTTGACCTCTGGTCGTTGTTGAAGTCGCTGAAGACGTAATCGCTGACATCGCTCGGCAACTCTTGAACCGCGCCGCCCGCGTAGACAAAGAAGCTACGACGGCCCATCCAGATAACGCCTTGATCGACCGACGCGGCAGCATTGGCCGCAATCAGGCCGCATGACGTGCCGACCCGTTCAAACCCATATACAAACGGCGGCCCCTGATAAGTCGCCGTGTGCGCGTCTTGATCCGTCAGAATGAGAGCCTGCCCGCGCGTTCTCAATCCGCGCAGGATGGTGCCATTAGTCTGTATCTCGATGTCGCCAGCCTCATTCGTTGCAGCCGGGGTCCACACCGTGTTGTCTTCGCGGTCGCTCCACTGTACCTTACGAGGATTTCCGCCTGCGCCGAAAGCAAACAGAAAACGCTCCTCCGTCACCATCAATGCAGAGCAACTTGTCGGGCTGTTTGTGATTTGTGCGGCGGGATTGGCACTATTCAATTGCCATTCATATAGCTTGCCGTCGTCGGCCGTGCAGCCGACAAGATACTCGCCCCAGTTATCGAGTGACCATGTTGTAGCCGGCAGGATTGTCCCGGTATCCTCGCGCGGGGTTCCATAGGTTTGAACCCCGTAAACGCCAGCGCCAAAACCGACTGAGATTGTCGCATCCACGCGACCAGCGGTAAAACTTGTGGGCGTGATGTCGCTAACCGTGTTGCCGGCCGTCATGGAAAACAACTTGTCATGGGTGCCAAACGCCATGCGCCGGTTGCTGCTGTTGTCTTCCCACGCAACAATCGTTCGCACAACGCCGGCAATGTCGACGCTGCCACGCTGACGCCAGCCGCCGACCGGCCTAAGTGATCCCTCGTGAAAGCGGACAAGGTTGCCATCGCGCCAGCGGCCCGACGACTGGAAGTCAGTCCCGTTCCGATACTGCCCCGGCGGAATTTCGAGAGGGATCAGAGGCATTACCAGACACCTTACGCAGAATTGAGTGCCGCATTGGTCTTCGTCATGTCAGCCTGCGTGAACCATTGGTAGCCCTTTAGTTTCGGCATCGGTACCTCAACAATCTTGGCTCCCGTCTCACGGGCCACGAGCCGGGCAACATCCATGAAGGACATGGAAATCCCGGTGCCGAGATTATACACGCCGCTGAGGTTCAAGTCAAAGAAGCGTCGGTGCGTGTTAACGACCACGCTGACAGGCACAAAATCTCTGCCAACGTCATCACTGTTTTCAAACACTTCAATCGTGCCAGTCTCCAGCGCCTGACGCCGAAACCGCGTAAAAGGAGACGGCTGACTCTTGTGCTCCTCATGCGGCCCGTAGACGTTGAAGTAGCGGAAGATCTGCACAGGCATCGGCCAGTCACGGTCCAGCGCATAGAGTTCGATCATGCGTTTGGACTTCGCGTATCTGGTCTGCGGAAAGACCGCCGCATCCTCCTTGAACATCGGGCCGTCGCCGTAGACCGACGCAGAAGACGCAATCTGAATCGGAATCCTACGCTCGGCGCAAGCATGAAGCAGATCCCGCGTGAAGGTCACATTCTGCGCCATCAACGCCGGCCAACTTTCGCATTGGGTGTCGGTGATGGCGCCTAGATGGATCACGCGCGAGATGCCGTCCAAGTCAACGTCACCGTCGCCCCATTCGTAACCTCGCGCGTCCGGAAAGGCTAACATCATGTTCTTGCCGATGAAGCCCTTGTGCCCGGTTATCAGGATCATAGCCGAGGAACCTCATGCTCTTTCAGCGCATAGGTACCAATGTGCGTACAAGTGATGGCGGCGCAACGGTTAGCGAAATTCATGGCAACCGGAACGCCAACGCCCTTCGTCATGGCGTAAGCGAAGGCCGCAAGAAATGTGTCCCCCGCGCCGCAGACATCGACAACACTGACGGCAAACCCCGGTGCGACCGTCGTCATGTTGTGTGTCGCCCCGTCCGGCCCCTTAGTTACGATCAAGTTAGCGGGCCGAGAAATGAGCGCCTTTTCCTCGGCGGCATTGATCTTGAACCACGCCGGCCCCAGACCACCGAGGTTGCGCTTTTTCGTGTCGATGAAGCAGTGCTTGAATTGCGACAACACCGCGATGTCGTTCTCAGTCAGAAAGCCCTTGTTGTAGTCAGATACGACCACCGCATCGAAGTCGGCAGGATCATGTTGCCGCATGTCCTTATAAGTCTTCTCGGGCACTCGGTCGTCGTCTACACGCAGAAGTTGTGTTCCGGTCTTTTCGTCAACGTAGCGTGTTTTGAAGGAGGCGCCGTTCTTCGGCACCTCCGACACTACATCAATACCGAAAGAACGCAGGTTGGCCGCGACATTCAATGCCATGCCGGCGCGGATTTCGTTCCCGTGCAAAGTCAGAAGCGGGGCTGTCGACTCGGGGTTGATCCGCTTGATCGTGCCGTAGTGATAGACATCATGGCAGGCATCGCCGATGACGAGGAACCTCATATTTGGCTGTCCCCCGGCATGACGCGATAGTTGTCAGCGGGGTCATCGTAAGTCGATACCTCAGAAACGGTGCCGGCCTCATGGCAAATCAACTGATGTGGCATAAGCGGCGGGTTGCGCCACACGTCGCCAGCAGCGAGTTCCTTCGTGCTGACCTTCGCCGTCTCGGTGTCGATCCAGCAAACCGTAAAGCGACCAGAGCGCACAAACCACGACTCGTCCTTCGTGGCATGAAAGTGCATCGAGCACTTGCCACCAGCCTTAAATACCAAGTCCTTCCCACAGTATTCTTCCTCGTCCACCCAGATCAGTTCGTGGCCCCAGCCCTTCTCTACTACACCCATTGATAACTCCCGTTGTTGATTTGCCTTCGACGTACGGGAAAATGACGACCTTGGCGAGTCCGTGACCCACCACGTCCTCGGCCCTGTAGTCTCCTCCCTTGGTTATGATATCAGGCTTCACGCGCTTGATAAGCCCCAGAGGCGTGTCTTCGTCGAAAATGTACACGGCATCGACGCAGCGCAGCGCGAGCAGCATCCGCTT